CAATGAGTTGAGCCTTTGCTTGAACTCCCGACCCAGAACCACCAGTAACACTAATTACAGGTTCTGTTATGTAATCAAAACCACCATCAATAACTTGTATTTCTTCAAACTCCCCTTCAACTTCACAGAATCCAGTTGCCCCGAAACCAACAGGATCTGATATTGAAAGAACAGGTGGATTTATAACATCATAGTTTGATCCGGGAGATAAAACATTTATTTCTTCTAATGCTCCATAAAAAATATTATCTCTTGATTTATAATTTAATATTTCAACGCCATTGACTAAAATTCCTATTGGTCCAGGAGAAGTTTCAGTAGAATTTGATGTTGTTTCTGGTGGTAAAATATTTCTTACCAATTTTTGATTGTCAAGAGTTTGGTTATAAAAATCATTAAAAACTAACTTATTATTTGTAACAGTATTATTAAATGAAATAAATTTACCTTCATAAAGGTTAGATCTACTTCTAGATAAATTAATTGTTGTCAAATTTACTCTATTGACAAAATAAATTTGATCTTGAATACCTAGGCTATTTGAGACTGATGGTGCAGAATAAAAAACAGCATCTCCTGTATAAAATCCATGATTACCAATAACCAAATCTATACCATTAAAGGATCCAGAGAAAGTTACAGATCTATCTTTTACTGATAATGATTGATTTAAGTAATTTGGTAGAGAAGATGAAGTTACATAAAAAGAGTTCTTTCCATCTTGGTATGTATTTTGTACATTAGTACTGTAAATATTTGCTGATTGAAAATTTAAAGCATTTGTTTTAGATATTAATTTTTGAATCTTATATTTTTTGCTTACATCGATTTGTCCCTGATCGGCAATAATAAAAGATTTTTGATTCAAAACTTCAACTACTGATGATACTATTTCGGTTCCATCAGTAAGAATTAATTTAACAGCATCGCCAACATATATGCTGTGATTATCTATTGTTACAACTCTATAAGAGAAATTTACTAAATCTGTTAATGTTAAAGTGTCAATATCATAGTTGGTAGCAATATTAAAAATCCAATTATTCGCTCTTACATCATCGGAATCTTTTCCAATAGTTTTTATTTGAATAGATTCTCCCTCATCATGATACTTAGTATTGACTTCATAATTTAAATTAGATAAGACTCCCGTAACCCTCACTTTAACGACATCAGATCCAACAAATCCATAAGCATATGAATTTATTCTAATATTTTGTCCAGAAATTAACTCCTGATCTATCCCAGTACATCCATAAAATTGAGTATATGACTTTGATGTATATGAAATAGTAACAGAAGTTCCATTAGGCAAATCTGCAACCAAAGATCCTGAATTTGGAAATCCTATTGTAGAATCAACATCTATAACATCTGATCCAATTGAGCAAGATGTAACTAATTTTGTTTGTGAGTGAATAGAAAAATCAGAACGTTGAGAATCTTTTTCTAAATCTACATTGGGATCATAATCTAAACTGATAACATAATAATCCTTTCCTCCTCTAGATATCTTCTCAATGTTGTTTACGGACCCAAAAGATGGTTTAAAATAAAAATCTTCGTCTTGATAAAGAGTTCTATTGAGGAGATCAAGTGGATTTCCTTCAATCTCTTCTACAATCAAATCTTTTGTAATTCTATATTGTGCATCTGAAGGTGTGAACAAATAATCTCTTGGTTTAATTACCTCAACATCTTCACCATATAAAGCCCTGAAAAGAATTTCAAAGGATTGATCTGTTCCTTTTGAAGAATAAAAGTCTTTTGCTTGCTTTATAAAAAGACTCTGATTTAAATTTGAAAATAAATCTCTCTCATCAAATCCTGGTGAAAATTGTTTTTTTACTTTTCGGTAAAATTCTTTTAAAAATAAAGTACTTAAATTTGAAACAGAAGATCCGACTTCATGCTCTTCAATCTCTGATGTTGAAAAAACCAATTGATCTGGTCTTGTTGAATCTTGATATGAAGTTACTCCACTAAATCCTCTAACACATTCATTGAATGATGTATTCGTTTTTGATTTATATGTTATAATTTCGGATCCAATTTTTAACAAACCGTAAGAATCTGGAAATCCTTTCGTTGACTGTACATTTATTACGTCATCACCTAAACTAATTTCAGATGTAGTCGTTGTAGAATCTACAAGATTAGTGAGTTGATCTAACTTGATATATTGGTCTATATTTTGTAAAAGATCTAGTATTCCACCTTGATATTCAAGTGAGTTATAATATTCTGATAAGAATTCACTTACAAGTGGAAATTCATCCCTTACAAAAGATGGAAGTTGATTTTCAACAACTGAACTAATTTTGATTCTTGTAACTACCATGTTTTTATGTTCTTACGCGACTACCGTTTGTGTAACTCGTGGTTGAATCATATAAAGATGCAGAAATATCTGCACCAGAAGAAATATCATCAATTTTCATGTTTAAGGTTGTGTTATTAATATCTAGTTCCAAATAAAGATCCTGTTTTCCGATAACATCATTTGAAGATGGAACGGCAGCAATTTCAATAACGGGTTCTCCATTGAAAGTTTTTGATGTAGATACTATTTGAATTTCATTAAGTATAATTTCACCTTTTTCATAATCTATGGTTCCAGCTGATTTATTTTGAATTACTGGATTACTTAAATCTGGATTTGTAAATATGAAAATTGTTCCTGTTTTTTTATTTGAATTTGGTATGTCTGATAGGTAGCATGTTTCTGATACACCACCAATTGTAAATCCAGAGGATTTTATATTATATCCCTCCATACTTTTAATATGGAAAGAATTGCCATAACAAACTTCATAGTTGGTAAATCTATTCAAGTTTGGATTTAAATTTCTTCTAATTTGTATTTTTGTAATGTTAGAAGTGACAGATTCATGACTATCATCTATAATTTTTTGGAACTTACTGTATTTGAATTTTGCACCATAACGATTCAATTCAGTAGAATTCGTGTATGCATTAATATTATTTGATATTAAAGACTTAACAAAGTCAGAACTTGGTGCAAGATTGGAATTATAGTATGCAGTAATATCGGCTTCAACATAAAGGTATTTTATGTCAAGAATTTCTGGAACAATTCCAGCAACACTATACTTTTTAAGTTCTCTCTTTAAATTATCTTTTATTGAACTTGGGACAAAAGAACCGGAAGATGGTTTGATAGTAATGAATACCTTTCCAAACTGAGGTGGATCTAGATCTTCTCCACCAAATACTGATACTGATTGAGTTTCTGGATAAATTCTTGGTATGATGGTTTCGTAATCAGTTGCAGTTACTGCACGATTTTGGGATGAGTAAACTCTTGAAGCATATTTTTTAATCGAATCTAATGATTCAATTTCTTTTCCTCCCTGAGATGCAGTATTTGTCGTTACAAGAGAAATACCATTAGTAACGAGGTTATTATTGTTATCTACAATTCTACCGTTAAATGTAAATGATGATACTCCATTTCCTGCCTCTCCACTTGTAATAATATATGAAGCGTTAATATAATTTAAAGCAGATAGTTTTTCTCCAAATATACCATCACCAAAAATTAATTCATATCTTTGATCTTCTATTTCTTGAATAAAAAATACTCTTGATTTTGAATTTACTGAAAGTATATTGTCAGATAAAATAAATTTTCTAGAATAAGTGCTTGATTGAGTATCTCTAACTGTTACTGAAATAGTCGATGTATCAATATTTACATTATCAAGAATATATCTTTGAGTTTCAGAAGAAGTATCAGAGGGAACTGTAAAATTTGAAGTTAAAAAAGTACCTTCATAAATTTCAACACCCTCAAAAAAAGCAATTCCATTTGTAACTGGAACTGTTATATCATTAGGAATAGCAAAACTATAACTTTCATTTCCTAATACATTTGCAGATGTACAAACAACACCTTTCTTTAAGGTTAAAGTAAGTGGTTTTGTAGAAAAATTAGCAGTATCTACAAAGAATGAAATTGATGCTTTTGCTGCTGTTCTAGATTTTGGTACATAACCAATATTTCTTGCAAGAGCAACTACATTTTCTCTTAGAGTTGCGCTATCAATAAAAACCTCATTGCTAATCATATTAGCATTATATGAGGAAATATATGTATTATATGCTAAAACATCAACCAATACTGAAAGATTAGATCCCTCAAAATCATAGTCAGTAAAATTGGAATTCGATCTGAGATACTCACGGATCGAAGTTTTTATTTGATCAAAATCTAGGTTGGTAAAATTAACTAATGCCATTATCGTGCTGGCTGTAGTGCGAATGATAATTGTTGTGGAAGAGCATCAATTCCGATTATGATATAGTTGATACTAACATTAAACTCATTGTTATCATATTCAGGATTGACAATTACATCCAATAGTCTGACTCTTGGTTCGTAATTTTTGATTGTATTTTCAATTTCATCTTTTAAAATGGATGCATTAATATCATCAATGTTTTCAAAGAGGGATTGACTTACTTTTGATCCAAGATTTTGATTAAAAAATCTTTCTCCCGGAAGAGTAAAAACTAAATTTCTGATCGAACGGGCAATTGCGGTTTCATTTTTGATCGCAATCATATCAAAGCTAACAGGATTAACCTGAAAGGTCATGCTTAAATCCTTAAAACCCCTACTTACCCGTTCGACAGGCATAAAAATTTATAAAATCTGTATTATTTATTAGTGTTTTTTGGATTCATAGAGTGGCTCAGTGCCATATTCCCAGTCATCATAGTCATCATCATTGCGAATTTTAGAGTGAATTTCATTTTGATGAAAGAAATCATGTTTTTGGGGAGTAAGGTCATCGTTGGAGATCTCACGAAGCATTCTTTGCTTTTGAATTTGATCTTCCCACCCATATTCACTTGACAAATACTGAGTTCCCCACTCATTTTTCATAAAAGTTTCGTCTTTATCGACTTGTTTGGTCATTGTTTTGCTCCTGATTTGTTAAATCAGAACTTTTTACGGGGTTGCTATCCCGTGTTTCAATGATATCATAATCATCTTCAAGTATTTCCTTCAAATAGTTCTTATCCCACATCTCATAGTATGATGTTTTTGCTAAGTTTTCTCTAAATTTACGCAATTTCTTAGTTGGTTGCCCTAAAATCAAGTTATATTTACCATTGTTTGTCTGAATCCCATTAATGTATGTCTTATATGCACCACAATCTTCAAAAAACTTCCATCCTTCATACTTTGAATTGCAAACACCAACCCATTGCTGAACCTCATTGAGATTAAATGCATCTTCTATGATGTAGATTACCACATCCATGTCTTGAATGGGCTCTATGGCGCTTGCAGAGCACTCTACAATGCGATATTTTGACTTTGCTGCAAAAGGACAAATTGCAAAACCTTTTAATTCAGTTCTAATTTTCGAAACTTTTTGAATCCAATTTAAAATATGAAGTTCTTTTTCTGAAAACATAAAAAAAGAGTGCCTAAGTCTATTTAAGCACTCTGAATATTATTATTTACCTTGACCACGATATTTTTTCTTACGTCCATTACGAGACGTTGCACTCAATAATGTACGTGATGAACGTCCCTGACGAGTCTTCTTAGGAGTACCAGGCTCAAATACTACTTTGTTAGATCCACCTTTTGCCATTTAATCTTTTCTCCTTTATATAATGTTTAATCAGATTACGCGAGTTTTTTCATGTCCCACTCGAATCCGAGGATCGCACCAAATTTCAAAACCTGCCTCTTTTGCATCAAGACAGAATGAAACATCTTCTCCACACATATCTTGAACTGCACCAGATTCAAAGACTTGCATCTTAGGAGCAAACCAAGGGTATTCGAGATTTTCAAAGACGCCATTCTTAATCAGAACCCAACCAAATCCAGTGTAATCCACAGTAAATGGCTTCCGACGCTTTGAGATAGACTCAACGGTTTCATGATTCATCACTCCACCATTCTTGCGGAAGTCATCTTCTTCCAACCAGTGTGCGACAGAGGTTGTGTGACCATCTTCTGTTGCATACCATCCAGCAACAATCTCCTTCTCTTCTCCTTCTTCATTCAGAGCAAGATCACAGAGTTGCCAGAACTTGTTAGTGTCAAAGACAATATCCGAGTCAATCCAAAGTTGATAATCGTATTGCAGTTTTCCATCCCAAGGAATTTGCTTTGGTCCACGAAGAACATTTGCACCAAGTACCTTACAACGTGCAAAGTTCACCATTGAAGAATAGTCCTGAGAAATTTGAATACTCATTCCATTCTGTACCATATCAAAGCATAGTTGTACAAATGCTTTCAGAAAAATAAACGAGCATCCTCTACCAGGCAGGCAGAATACAATTGACTTTCCTCGCATCCTTTCTTTAATTGCATCATAGTCCCATGTCTGTTCACTGGGCTTTGGTGCAGTTGCTTTAACAGTAAATCCTTTTGCCATAAGTTGAAATAACCTTCAAAATCAATTTTATCAGTTTATATATGTGTTTGTCAATGGGAAGAGTTAAGTATTACTTCTTTGTTTATGACCACTTCCTCATAAGAAAGATCCTCTACTGAATAGTCAGTTTTCATAAGACCAATCATACCTTTTATCTCTTTCCAAACCTTATCAAAGTCTTCTTCTTTTACCGAATGAGATATACACTTATCCTTTGCATATATGTGATAAATCTTTTCCATATAAATTTTTTTTCCGGGAAATTTTTTCTAACTCTTTTATTTGATTACCGCATTATATATCATTACAATAAGAATCCCAATAGGTATTCCAATGATTCGGAAAACCTTATCGGGATGTCGTATTAACCAACCAACAAAAACAACCTTCCAAAAGTTCCAATAGGGGTGGCGGGGGGTTTTTGTGTCTCATTATAATTCCGGAAAATTTTTTTATAAGAGAAATATATCGATGCCGTGGTACGGAGTTGTTATAGATTAGGGATGTTTGCTTTTTTTAATACGGGGGTTAATTAACGCAACGCCGCCACGACGCCATCAACAACGGGCGGCAAAACACTGGCCCGCACTGATATCTACGAGTATAACATAAACGCCCCCCAGTGTCAACCAGGGGACGCACAGTTGTTAACAATCAGAACTCGATAGTGCTCTCCTCAGTATCACTCACAGATTCAGCAGCGAGAGTATCAAGAATCGACAGAATCTCGCTGCCAGTGTTACCCTGAGCAAGAAGAGAAAGCATCACAGACTTGGACATTTTTCGTGTTTTATGTTAGAATAAGTGTGGAACAGTGAGTGTCTTTATAGAGGCGCATCTCATTCCCCTTTGTTGTTACCTATGCCAGCGTGGAAGTGTTCATCAAGTCCTGATAATCATTCCACTTCTCTACTGCTTGCTCTAGAGTTTCAACATCAGCGAACAGGTCAAAGTTCTCAGGTAGATCTAACTGACCTGTCATACCCAAGTAGTTAATGAACCCTAGGATTTGCGTTGATTGCTCATACTCATAAGCATCGAAGATACGGGAGAGTTCCTCACCACGAAAATCAGAACATGCGATCAGGTCGAACACATAGTAGAACGGACGACGAATAGCGTAGGGGATGAAGTTCAGCATCAAAGTGTCAGTGACTGTGTGGGAGTGACCCTTACACCATAGGAACACTTTAAGTGGCTCAGTAACTGTTACTCTACCAACGCTCAGGTGTACTTAGGTCCTCCACATAAGCTTCACACTTCTCTGCACCTTCTAACTGGAATAACTTCTCCCAATCAATCTGGTGTGGGTCGAAGTCACCGAACACTGATAGATCCAGAGTGATTCTATAACGCTGCTTCTGTGCTTGAGTGTAGGCAACTGACATAAGTGCGCTCCT